GCTGTCAGTCTACAGAACTCAAGAAAATGTTCTTGGGATTTCGCATTCGCTCGCATGAAATCGACGGTCTCGATCTCCTGCTGGTAATGCTGCGGATTGATGTGGTCACGCATTCTCTTTCGCTCTCTCTCGTAACCGATCGACACCACGCTGGCCGAACAACTGCCTGACGAGGCCAATGCAATCGGGATCGGTCAGCACTTTGGCTGCACCTAGTTCACGGATGAGCTCACCCGCTCTAGCCTTGATCGATTCGACATCAACGCCCGGTCTAGCGAGCTTGGCATCGAGTAATCGAAGACGGTTTAGCGGGTTCTCGGCAACAGCGCTAGCCCAATGGTCAGCGCTTGATCGAACGGCATGAGCGCTACGGTCGTCGAGTTTTTCCTGCGGACTCGACTTCCCTGCGCTCGGGCCATATTGATATTCATCGCCCATCTGTATCTCCTCCCAAAATATCCCCAATTAAACGGAGCCCCTTGCGGCGCCCGGTTGGTGTCGCTGCGACCTTCTTAACCTCTTGGTTCTTGGTTATTGGATATTGGTTATTGGATAGTAATACGTCTGGCTTACGCTCTTCATACGTTCGTATTACGTCCGTATCAGTAGATCTTTGATTCCAGCGAGCATTGATACTCGCCTTTGCCTTCTGGCTTTTGTCTCGCGCCTTGGCGATCTCTTCATCGGCGCGCTTGTTTCGGTAGCCTTCTGGCGCGATCTGAAAGAACTCACGCAGCACCGACCCGACCGCATCCTTGTCGGCTTTCGATACCGCGTGACAGATCTTGAATGCTTCCTCCCTGCCGATCGGACGTTCGGTCGCGTAGTAGCGATCGAGCAGCAGGGTGTAGGCGCCGTGTTCGGCAAGGGTCAAATGACCCGCATCCCGGGCGTAGTCACCCAGATGTCGAGGATAGTAGTTCATTGCAATTCTTCCGCATGATTAGGTTAAACCATGCGTGATGCTTGACGGCCAGCGTCACCCCCGCTAGCCTTGCACCACGCTTCCAGCAATTTCAGCGTAGGTCATCACCCCGACCGCGTCAAGCCCCCGAAAGGGGGTTTGTCGTTTCTGGGCATCGTCAGCCCTTCTCGGCCCATCTGCGAGCCGCGGCTATCTGCAACTGCTTTCGCATCTGTCTCGCCTGTGCGGGGCTCTGCGTCCGTTCAAACTGCAACACGCGCAGCTCCGGCACTTTGCCTGTCTTTGCCCAGCGATTCACCGAGGCACGGCTGATGCCATACACCCGGGCGATCTCGGCCTGTGATCCGTATACGGTCAGTAGTTCATCGAACGTCATAGGTTCCTCCTGCCGCGAAAGGTAGACTAAAAATATTTCGTTAGCAAGTGTTGACAGATGGGAAGTAGCCTGTGCTAACATTCATCCCGTCGAGCAAAACAACACCGGAGATACAACATGAACGACTTCACCTGCCGCGAGTGCAAAGTAGAAGAACCAGTCTGCGACGACTACTGCGTCGCCTGCGAGATCAAGTTTTTCCGCGCTAACCCCGTCGAGCAGATGGATCTCATCCTGCAAGTCGAGAGCGACCCGGATTCGTTCGCCGCTTGGATTCCCGTAGTCAAGGCTTTGCAGGAGGCCGCATGAACAGCCCCGTGTATCACGCCGAACTGGATCGAATCACCAAGTCGCTCACGGAGTTGGTCGACAACAAGTCACTCGACCCGCTCGTTGTGCAGGCAATCAACTACGCATACGTGCTTGGCAAGAACGACGGTTACGTCGCTGGCGTCAAGGCAGTTACGGAGGATCAGCGATGAAATCACCTTGGCCACAGTTTATTTTGATCGCCCTTTTGTTTTTGCTAGCCGCTGCGCTCGACCCGTGTGGTGACGGTGGCTGCACTCAGGCTGAGGAGGTAGCCAGCCATGCACGATGAAATGCCGTGGGGTGATGACAGCCAGTCGTGGTGGCAACAGATGGACGAAGAACTACAGCAACAGGAGGAGGCGGAGCGCATCGCAAAGTGTGATGCGGCTCTAGCCGAACTCCGAGCGATCATCGAAGACGAACTAATGAAAATCTACAGGAGCATGAACTGATGTCTGATCTTTTGCGAATCAACGTGAACGACCATCTCGAAAAGAAGAATGGTCTCTCGTATCTGTCGTGGGCGTGGGCGTGGGCTGAGGTATTGAAACTTGATCCGAGCGCGACATGGGAGGCGGTCGAGTACAACGGCATGCCAGCCTGCTTCCTGCCTGACCAGAGTGCGATGGTGAAAGTGCGAGTCACGATCAAGGATCATTCGAAGACTTGCGTATTGCCGGTAATGAATCACCGCAACCAAGCGATCAAGAACCCAGACGCATTCGCGATCAACACCGCTATCGTTCGATGCCTCGTGAAGTGCATCGCGTTGTTCGGTCTCGGCTTGTACGTGTATTCAGGTGAAGACAGCCCGGAGGGTAATGTGGAAGGAATAACGGTAGATCCGAGAGGCGATCTCGGGCAGGGAGTCGACGAAGCAAAGCGTGACGAGTTCGTCGCTAAGTTTCGTGCGGCGTTTGATCTCGATGCGGAAGAGCCTGTCATCGCGCAGGCCGTGCTGGAGGTACACCGCGAGATCAACAGCGACCACGATCTGTACATCGCAGTCGCGGACGCGATGCTGCCGAAAGAGCGCAGCGCAATTAAGGCTTATCTGAAGATGGCAAAGGAGCAGAAGTAATGCAGTACGACAATAACAACCGTGGGGCTTTATTCAAAAACGACAAGCAGGGGAATGAGAAACGCCCCGACTACAAGGGCGACCTAAATGTCGAGGGCGTCGAGTACCGAGTTTCGGCGTGGATCAAGAAGTCGAAGGCAGGGATGAATTTTATGAGCCTGTCCATCGAACAGAAGGACGGCCAGAAGTCGAAGTCGCCTCCGGTTCAAGTGCCGGTTCAGGACTTCGTCGACGACGAACTGCCGCCGTTCTGAGTAAGGAATCTTCCTTACATGCAACGGATATTTCCTAAGGGAACTCAACCAGACCAGATCGCTTCGGCGGTCTCGGTCTTGGTTCGGGAACTCGACCCGACAATCAGTTGGAAGGTGGTCATCGAGGCGTTCAAGCCTAAGCGCACGGATGCCCAGAATCGGTTCCTCTTTGGGGTGGTATACCCCAGCATCCTAGAAGGCGGCGGAGAGGCTCTCCGTGGCTGGAATGCGATGGACCTGCATACCTTCTTCTGCGGCGAACACTTCGGATGGGAGGTCGTCGAGGGTTTTGGCAAGAAGCGCCACAAGCCTCTGCGTCGGTCGAGCAAACTGACCAAACAAGAATTCAGCGACTATCTCGCATTCATCGAGGCTCGGTGTGCGGAGATGGGCATACACATACCGGAACCCAGTTATGCGTAGGAAAGACATACCAGTCGAGTTGACTGCGATGGAGATGTATCAGGCTGGGATCGTCGGGATTGCTCGACGTATCGACAGCATGCGTCGAGGACTGAACAACACTACCGGCGTGACGAACAGTTGGAACATCGACATCGAAGGTGCGCTTGGTGAGATGGCCGTAGCGAAAGCGTTGAACATGTACGCTGGCCTGCCAATCAACAACTACAAGGATGCTGACATCGGCCCGTATCACGTACGCGCCACAGAACTCGACGACGGGTGTCTGATCGTACGGCCAGATGACAAACTCGATTGTATGTACATTCTGGTCACAGGCCGGAATGGCAAGTACGTCGTTCGTGGCCAGATCGAAGGATACGACGCGACAGACAAGCGGTTCTGGCGCAGCCCCAACGGACGGCCGGGTGCGTGGTTCGTCCCACAGTCAGCGTTGATTGGCATATGAGCCTACGCAAAGAAGCCCGTGGTCGCGGGTGCATGGTCCGTCTTGAAGGGATCTGCAATCACAACTCAGAGACGGTTGTGCTTTGTCATTACAGGCTGTCTGGCGTATCTGGAATGTCCCTAAAATCAGACGACGTTATTGGCAGTTGGGCGTGTAGCGCATGCCACGACGCCATCGACCGCAGATCGCACACCGATCTCGACAGAGACTACGTGAAGTTGGCGCACCTAGAAGGCATGGTGCGAACCATCGCGCAGTTGCGTCGAGAGGGCAAGATATGACGTTCCTTGTAGATACACCGTATACACCGGCTTTTGTCCGAAACGAATTCCTGCACGATCATCAGGAAGGGCATGGAGACTTCAGCGCTTGCGTTGTGTTCGGCTTTAGATCTGAGCCAGCCCGAGTACCCATGTTTCAGATCATGCTGGATAACGGAGCGCAGTGGGCAAGGATTCCAATCCATGCGCTCTGCTCAAAGCCCTGCGACCCGATACCGCTTGATATCGCCTGCTGGTGGGATTCGTTCAGTAGACATTGCACCGTGCATCAATTCGACTTCTTGATCGGCCACCGTGTCGAAGGGCTTGGGCGCGATAAGGTGATGCGACCCGGTAAGTATCTGTTCACGGTCGATTGGTGCAACGGCGGGTGGTCAGAGATCAGCGACCAACACAAGAACCACCACGTCATCGAACTTGATGCAGGCCCGTGGATTGCGTATCCCAATAACAGGCTTTACTGGAAAGACTCTAGTTGGATCAAAAAGCCTGTCACCCCAATGCGATCACCGTCGCAAAGTTATAGTGTCGAAGGCTTGCCGTGACCTGCCGCAGTTGCAAGTATTCCCGTTTCGAGAACAACCAGTCGTATTGCTGGCACCACGAATGGCCTGCTGACTGGAAGTGCAATCATTTCGTGTACGAACCCGGAACAGACGAGGTCGAGTATGACAGTGGACAATCAAAGCCCACCGGGCGCATGGGCAGAAGAACTCAAGGCCGCACCGTGGGCGTACGGCCAAGAGCGTGACTGGCGCATCGATAACGCACTAGCCAATGTCAGGATGCGCGGCCTCTGGTCGGAGGCCAGCACCCTAGCAAACGAGATCAACAGCCTGAAGGCTGAGATCGCTCGGCTTATGCGTTCACAGACCGGCTGATCTCCGTCCAGTACACGCCGCCAACGCCAGAGGTGTCGCCGGTTTGTAGCAGCGTGATGATGTCGTATTGGCTTGCCGTGAAGGCCGTGCCACCGGACAGTCGCTTTGCAGTCGCATTCAAGACGAACGCCGTCGAAGAAGGCGAGTGGATATGAAGGATCTGACCGTATACACCATTCGTGAAATTTGAAATTTCAGACGCTGCATTGCTAGACGTAACGTCGATCCGGACGATTTGGTATCGAGACAGCGCGGCTATGTTCACATTCACAGCCGCTCCACCTCCTGCGTTATTCACCGTAACGCGATAGATGGGTGACGCCAGATCGCTTGTCAGGAAGTCATTCGGGACAACGTATCCAGAAGATGTCGCAGCAGCAAAGTCGTTGCCAGCAAAGTACGGCAGCGTCGTGATCTGCTCGGCGCGAACGCCAACCAATCCAGCCGTGCCACCGTTGGCCTGCATATTGTTGTTGGTAATCGTGAACGTATTGCCGAGCGATGTCGTCGTCTCGATCATAATCGCGTTCTCTGCACCAGCAGCCGTGCCGCCAATCTCAAGGAACGTATTACTATCGATCACCATTGACGAACTGGCCGTCGCCACAATCGCAGCGCCGCCCCACTTCTGCACAATGTTCTCGGTCAGAGAAGCATTCTGTACATACACCGCTTGGATCGCGCCAGAGTTGGTGTTGCCGAGGATACCGTGAGCGATGACGACGTTGCCTTTGCAGACCACGTTCTTGTGGTTTAGCGTCGAGCC